TTCACCAAACAATTTTGATACAGATACTGCTCTTGTCTTTGTGCAATTGCTAGGACATCTGAAATCTATACTATCTGTAATGACTAATTCTTGTAAAACACTCTTTTCGACCTTTTTACAAGCATCGCCAGTCAAAACTCCGTGAGTAATGTATGCTCGGACACTTAAAGCACCAGCATCCATGATAGCCTGTGCGGCATTACATAATGTGCCGCCACTATCAACAATATCATCAACTAAAATAGCATGGTGACCCTTAACTTCACCAATAATATTCATTACTTCACTTACACCTGCTTTAGGTCTACGCTTATCAACAATTGCAATGTCTCCATGAAACATATCAGCAAATTTACGGGCTCTCATAGTACCACCTGCATCAGGTGAAACAAATACTGTGCCACTGTAGGCTTTATCACCTAATCGTCTCTTAATATCTTTAGCAAATACAATACGACTTGTTAAATCATCAACTGGGATATCAAAAAAGCCTTGAATTTGTCCAGCATGTAAGTCCATCGTTAGAACTCTATCTGCACCGGCTTCTGTTACTAGATTTGCTACTAGTTTTGCAGTAATTGGGGTACGACTTGCACTTTTTCTATCTTGTCTTGCATAACCAAAATAAGGAATGACTGCTGTAATACGTTTAGCACTACTACGCTTTGCCGCATCAATCATTACCAATAATTCCATTAGATTATCGTTTACTGGAGTACTTGTGCTTTGTATAATGAAGACATCTTCACCACGAACATTCTCTAAAAACTCTACGCTACTTTCACCATCAGCAAAAGTTTTGATTTCAGCAGGAACTAGAGTAGCAAAACAATGTGATGCTATTTCTTCTGCTAGTACTAAGTTACTATTACCAGATATAATTTTCATGTTTGGTTTTCTTCCATCAATTTTATACATTCTCTTTGCATATGTTCAACTTCAAGTTTCATTACTTCAAGTTTTTGTTGTTCCATCGTAACATCAACTATTGCAGTGGCAATTTCATGTGCCATCTTTTGATAACCATCTTTCATACCACTTTTGTAACTAAAATACGCACAGGCACCAATAAAGCCACCTAACATCACTATTAAATCCGTTCCCATCATTATCTCCTCTAATATTAATAGATATTATAACATATGAGACAATTAATGTCAATTAAATTTCTGTAATTGTCTGTTGTTTATCTACTGGATGTTCTGGTTGTTCTACTACACCACTTTCAAATGATGTTATCAATTCATACATTTCATAACAATCATATCCAGATACTGCAATAGAACCTTTGATATACAGAGGATTGATTGGTAGCAATGCTTCGTTTATTTCGTGGTATGTGATTATTTTATTTCTATATATAATACCACGAGTAGTTAGGGCTGTACATTCTTGGACATAGTAGTCTATTCCACCCAATACCATTACAGCCATATCTTTGTCTTCTAATTCAGTTGCAAGTGTAAGCAACTTTGGGTCAGTATCAACAACATCGTGTGGTTGTGCTTCGACTGACTTTATAAAAACAAATATTATTACAAAAGTAATAACAGTTGCATAAATTAGATTTTTAAATGACATGTCCCTTTTCTCTTAGTCTGCGTTTCCACGCACCACCAATTTTTTGTTCAGACAATTGTTCACGTAACCATTGTAATGTTGGTTCTTTTTTGTCTTCTTCGATAGATGGGTCTTTCGCTAATGACTTGATTAGTTGATTGATTTCAGTTTCCGTTAAGTTTAATAGATTCATTGAATTGTCCTTATCATAGATGTTTCCTGTTTTTATTATATTCATACATTTCTCCTTTTATGGTAAATAATTAGTCATATGTTGTGATTTAAGAAATTTACAATTTTTGTTGTGCCATTCTTCATACATCTTTACATATGGTTTTACATCAAGACCGAATTGCTCTTTAATAAAAGTACCACTGAATAAATCATTCATGTTATACAACTGAGGATTTATTTTATCGTACCATTCTCTTTCATATTTGTACATAGTTGGCCACCATGGATTATGATGATTAACTTCATCTATCTTAGTGCCATAATCTTTCCTAGCATCCCAAGATAAAACTTCTCTTCTCATACGTTGTGTAAGCATCATTGGAAATGACCGCCACATATGAAGAGCATGTACAAATGTGTTTAACTCTACTACATTTTTAAATGAATCTAAATCTAGTTGGTATTTATCGATATTCACTAAAACATCTAGTGTTTTAAAATATAAGGTCCACGATTCATCGTTGAGTAATTCATCGCCAACATAATCTAATAAGAATTTTTTAAGTGTAGCGGCTTCTTCAGAAGTATGTACAGTCACATCAGTAGATGATGTGTCATTATCAATCCAGACTTCTAATCCCTCTTCATAATACCTACATAATTCTGAAATGGCTTCTGTCTTTTCATCGTATGTTATTAATGGACTACAAAATACTTTTGATTCAGACAATGTAGTACAATATTTTTCCCATTCATTTGGCGCAATGTCAATTATTATAGTACCTTCAAATAGTTTCATTAAAGGAGTTACAGAGTGCAATCTTATTAAATAAGGTTTGCCTTGTCTTGTAAATTTATCTATAACTTCATCCATTGAATCGTCAAGCACTGAAGGATGAAAGTGAGACGATGAAGACGAAGTTATTTCGCAAAACTTATCATACCAATCTTCCCATGTATGTATAGTGTCGTGTTCTGCTAATTTACTTCCATTATGGCAATCGTTGTCCACAGAATTATAGGAAGACATTAATGATTCGTTCATAAAAAAATCACCAAACATCCAATCTGTAAATAACGACCTATTACTATTCTTTGCTCCCACTTCTGTATAATCAGAACTGCCAAAGTTTTTATTATAGAAATATTCAGTTTCTTGTGTCAGATAATTACAGATTGTTTCGCCACCCATTCCACCTTTGTATGAGAAGAATACGAACTTATGTTTGTTATCTCTCATAAAATTTATGAGTTTTTCTTTATTCATTTCAACCGTTCAATATCTTGTTCTTCACATTTTTCGCCATATTGTACTTCTAAAATATGACAAGGTTGATTTGATTTGTTACATGCTTGGTGCCATTGTTTTTCTTCGATTGTGATAGACTTATTTTCTGTATAAGTGCCTAATTCTTCTATATCAGAAGAAACATTTATTGTATTAAATGAACATTCACCTTTGAGAATATACCAATGTTCTGCTCTAAGTTGATGGCGTTGCATACTTAAACTTTGTCCTGGAGCAATAATCAATTCTTTGACTTTATATCCTGGCTTATCGTCTAGTACTCTATACCATCCCCAACTACGAATTGTTTTTGGTGCTTTCCACTCTTCTAATATCCAACTACTTGAATTTTGTTTACTATTACCGCCAACGCCCCATATAAAACCAAATCCAGGTGAAGTATCTGCAATAGATGTTGCAAATTCTACTTCAGGCGTATTGCCTTTTTGTCTGTCGCCACCATTAGCGAAGATTATTTGGTCATTTGGATAATGTGCAATAACTTGTTTAATGAAATTGATAGCAGTATCATCGTCATCCATAAAGGTGAAGACTTCATCTACCATTTGTAAGTTATTAAGAATTGCTAGACGCTCATTCCAAGGCATAAAAGATTTACCCTTTTTGCGTTCTAGCCATTCATCTGAGTTTAAGCCTACAATGAGCATGTCGCCCAATTCTCTAGCGGCTTTAAGATATGAAATATGTCCCGAATGTATCGGGTCAAATCCACCTGTTGCTAAGACTATCTTCATTTTGATTTAGTCTCTGTCTTGTAACGTTTAGTTAGAAACTTTAGGTTTTTACTAATCCATTCATCTATCGTATAATCAACTGTTTCATTCCATGCTGACTTTTCGTCTTTATGTTCAAACCAAACGTTTTGTAGCCATGCTCGAAAATTCATATTCATTGGTAGACTCCTTTAGTTGTTGATATATTTCTAGTATAGCACCTTTATGGTATCTTGTCAACTTTTTTCATATGTATTTCTACAATAGGATGTTCATTGACAAATTTCATTACAGTATGATATTTTTCACAGATACCGTTTTCAATATTTGCATTGCCAATGTCCATCATAATCTTTTGTAACTTTAGAATTATCTGTTGGTCTGGCTTCCTAGGAACTAGACAGAAATGGGCATCGTTGTGTGGTGTCAATGCAACAAAATCTTTTACTTCATAATCTACTGTACCAATTGTATCTAATTCAATCATAAAGACATGCCACCAAACGTATTAGTATCTACATCCTGTTTAACTCCACCTTGAACATAAGAAGTGATTTCTGTTTCTTGTGGTGCTACTTGAACATCTGCACCAGCAATCCATTTTTGTGTCCATGGCAATGGGTTTGCTTGTGACACTGCATATGGACATTTTAGATTAACAGCAATCATACGCTTACAACAAATCCACTCAATATAATCATTTAGTAATTGTGAATTAAGACCAATCATAGAACCATCTTTGAACAAATATTCAGCCCATGCTTTTTCTTGGTCAACTGCATCAACAAACATTTGAATACACTCTTCTTCTGTTTCTTTAGCAATCTTAATATAGTCTGGGTCATCTTTTGGTAAAATCTTAAGAAGTGATTGTGTAGATGCTAAGTGTAAGTTTTCATCACGTGCAATTAGTTTAATAATCTTAGCATTACCTTCCATCTTTTTAAGTTCTGCGAATGCCCATGAACATGCAAATGATACATAGAAACGAACACCTTCTAAGATGTTAACACTCATTAGTGTTTTGTATAATGCTTTCTTAAGTTCGTATAGGTCTACTTCAACTTTCTTGCCATTGACTGTATGTTTGCCTTCACCTAATAATTGATACTTCAATGACAGGTCAATAAGTTCATCATAGTTAGTACTAATAGCATCAGCACAATCTGTAATCTCATCGATATCCATCATTTCATCAAACACTTGACTAGGATTTGCATACACATTACGAATGATATGAGTATATGAACGTGAGTGAATTGTTTCACTAAATGTCCATGTCTGAACCCATGCTTCTAGTTCTGGAATAGATACTAGTGGTCCAAATGCTTCTACTGGCGCACGTCCTTGTACACTGTCTAATATGATTTGTCTTTTAAGATTACTTGTAAAGATATGTTTCTCATTTTCAGTCAGAAGTTTAAAGTCATTTGCATCTTTCAATACATCAACTTCTTCAGGTCGCCAAAAGAAACCCAACTGCTTATCAGTTAGTTTATCAAATTGTTTATACTTCAACATGTCGTAACGCTGAATTGTTACTCCACCAGACGGGTCCAAAAATGCTTTCGCTTTTGTGTGGTCCGCTTTATTTTGTGAATTGAATACTGACATTTTTACTCTCTCTTAATTTTCTCTTGTAGGTTTTATATTTATCTTATGCATCATATTTTATTCTTCGTTTGTGAGTAGTTCTTTATAGTTAAGTTCACTCAATACTAGTAATTTATCTGTAGGTTTAACACCCCATACATGTCTTGTAAATCTTGTTTCACTCATTGCAAATTTATGTACATTTGGCATACCTCCAAGTATTCTACACAAATTAGTTACTTCAATTAATTCTCTTTGTGTGGTAGGTGCAAATCTTTTATCATCCAAATCAACAAATACATGTTGAGGAATAGAAGTAGTTATTTCTATAAATTCTAACAAATGTGGTAAGTCATATATTGATACTAAATGTTTATCACGTGTAATGTCCCACATTGAATTTGAAAAGTGGATTAAACAATCAGATGTTTCGCCTCTTCTTAAAAATTCTGTTATAAATCTTTTATACTCGTCAATACCTACATGTACATCAAGTTTAATGTCATAGTTATAAAATCTACCTCTACCAGAAAAAAATTCATCTTCTACTGATTTATTTGATTCTACCTGTGGGTGTTCCATACAATGATTAAAATATCCCAATTCTGTACTGATTGGCGATAGTGGCCTAATACATAAGCCCTTTGCATCTTTATAATCCCAAATACTGGCTCCATCTAATTCCATTATATAGTACAGCCTTCACAATCCTCATCATCTATTAATCCTGGTTCTAATGGTTCATTATTAAGAGCATTGATATCTACTTCTCCTTGACCATCAAATGTATTAAAGTAATACAACTGTTTACCACCATACTTATAAAACATAATCAGGTGTTGTAACATCTCCGACATTGGAATCTTTTCATCTTCATAATGTACAGGATTATAACTTGTGTTCACTGATATGCCTTGGTCAATATACTTTTGTAATACTGCCATAATCTTTAAGTAACCCTCTGGTGATTTTTGGTCCCATAAGAGTTCATACTTGTTCTTCAATTTGTGAATTCCAGGAACAACTTGTTTCAATACACCATGTTTTGATTGTTTAATAGATACATAACTTCTTGGTGGTTCAATACCATTTGTTGAGTTAGAAATCTGTGCTGATGTTTCAGCAGGCATAAGTGCCATTAGTGTTGAGTTTCTTACTCCATGTTCTTTTAAGTCTTCTCTAAGACCTTTCCAATCCATTCTCTCTGAGTGCTTTACTAGTTCATCAATCTCTACTTTACGAGTATCAATCGGAACAACACCATGTCCATATTTTGTTTCATCAGATTTAGGACAAGGTCCAATCTCTTTTGCCAAATTATTTGATGCTTTGATTAGATAATAACTCCACGCTTCTGCCCATTCATCGACTAACTCTAAGTTAGGGTCAGTATAATTCGTATCATTTTTAGCCAACCAATACGCAAAATTAATAATGCCTACACCTAAAGGTCTCCTGTTATCGGTTGCTAACTCGGCCGCAATGAGTGGATAATCTTGGTAACTCAATAGAGCATCAAGTCCTCTTACTGCTAACTCACAAGGCTTTTCAAAATCTTCTGGTGATTTAATATTACCCCAATTGATTGCACTGAGTGTACAGAGAGCAATTTCGCCCTCTTCATCCATCACACTGTTCAGTGGCTTTGTTGGTAGATTAATTTCACAACATAAGTTTGACTGTTTGATTGGTGCAACGCTTGTATCAAAAGAACTATGGTCATTTGCGTGGTCTACATTCATCAAATAGATACGACCAGTATTCTTACGTTCATTCATAAATGATGAAAATAATTCAATCGCAGGTACTGTTTTCTTACGAATAGATGTTTTACGTTCTGCTTGTTCATATAGTTCACGGAACTTATCTTGGTCATTAAAGAATGCTTCGTATAGTCCTGGGACATCTTGCGGTGAGAATAATGTAATATTACCGCCTGTCATTAGACGTTCATACATCAACTTGTTAAACTGAACACCATAGTCCATATGGCGTACACGATTATCTTCTGTACCTTTATTGTTCTTTAGAACAAGTAAGTCTTCTACTTCATAATGCCAAACAGGATAATATAATGTTGCCGCACCACCACGAACACCGCCTTGTGAACATGACTTAACTGCCGCTTGAAACATTTTATAGAATGGAATAACACCAGTATGTGATGCATCGCCATTACGAATAGGTGAGTTTATTGCTCGGATACTACCCGCACCAACCCCAATTCCTGCTTTCTGAGAGACATACTTAACAATTGAACTGGATGTTGCATTAATACTGTCTAAACTATCATCTGTTTCAATTAACACACAACTACTGAACTGTCTTTGTGGAGTACGAACACCAGCCATAACGGGAGTTGGTAATGAAATATCAAAAGTACTAATTGCATCGTAGTAATCTTTTACCCATTTTAATCTTTCTTCTTTTGCGTAACTACTGAATAGTGTTGCCGCAATTAGCATATATGCCATCTGTGGCGTTTCATAAAGTTTATTTGTTACTCGATTTTGTACTAGATACTTTCCGCGAAACTGTTCCATTCCAACATATGTAATGTTAAAATCTCTATCGTGTTTAATGAATGTGTTAATCTTTTCCCATTCTTCTACTGAATAATCTTCTAGTAAAGACTTATCATAGAATCCAGAAGTAACATTTTGTTTAACTAAATCAAGTACATGACTTGGTTCAAAAGTACCATATACTTCTTTTCTGATATGATAATTGATTAGATTGCCTGCAACCCATTGATAGTTTGGCAAATCTTCTGATATTAATTCGGCTGCCGCTTTTATAAGTGTTTCTTGTATTTCACTACTTGTCATGCCACTGTAAAATTGAATATGAGATTTTAATTCTACTTCACTTGCTGACACATTACTGATGTTATTACAGGCCTCGAATACGACCTTATGCATTTTTTCTAAATCTAAGTTCTCTTTCTCTCCGTTTCGCTTAACTATATGAATCCCAGTCATTTTCCTCATTCCCTAATATGTGTTAATCTCTGAATCTTCCATTCCTGCCACACGCAACTTAATTATGTTTGACAGTTGAAAGTGCTTAATTTCGAAGCCTTTTGTTATTCCGAGATATTGGTTTCTAATTAGTGCAACTTGATTTATCAATTCACCAACTGCAACAATTTCGTCTTCGCCGTCTGCGTACTTTTCAGCATCTCTGCTACTCAAAACTTTATTATAGTTCTCTAGGTATTTTCTTAAATAAGAACTTCTCTTTTTTCGTAACGTAATGTTTAAATGCTCTAATATCGCTTCTATCTCTTGTAATTGACCAAAGCGTAATTCAACAAATGCAGGAAGTTGAGTAGAGTTCTTTTCAATATTTCCCTTTATCTTTACTTCTCGTCTTGCGTCAGCCAACTCGCTTTCATAAAATTGAATGCATGTTGGGATTTCACTCCAGTCTTTTACTATTTTGCTATACCAATTCATTAGTCCCAATCATCGTCTTCTTCATAATAATCCTCATCATCATCTTCAAAGTACCGGTCTAGTGCAACTTCTAGTATCTTATCTCCATCAATTAATATCTCTATGTCTTCAGGACTCATTCCTAATTCGTCACACTGTTTGATAAACATCTCTCCGGCTTCTATTCTATCTTTTCCTGGGATGTAAGTTAATAAAGTCTCCCATAACTCGTAAAGCGATTCTGATTCCAAGTTGTCTCCTCTTAGTATGTCTTGTTGGTGTAAGCAATGTATTTATTACATTTTGCTTTTTTCTTATACTTCTGACTCAACTTGTTCCAGTTCGTGCTTTTCGTCATCCAAGTTTTCTTCATTCCAGTCTTTCATAACAATATCAAGTTTTTCATCTGTCCAGTTCTTACGAAACTCAATCATTTCTTCACCTGATTTTGTATTATATTTCAATCGATTACCTTGTTTTGTTAATACACCCTTTGCTTCAAAAAACTCAACTAATCCAGAATACGGTGACATTCCAGTTTCATACGGAATCTCTACCTGAACACCCTCAAATGGTTTAGCATATCTTGTTTTCATTACTTTACAAGCCGCTCTAATACCATGTACTTGAGATGTCTTATTGCCATCTGCATCTACTTTTAGTTTAAGTTTACGCATTGCTACTACAATTGAAGATGCATAGATAAATCCTTGACCACCTGAGATTTTATCATCTGGGTCAAACATATCTTGTGATGCGTAAGTATGATTTGTCGCAACTAAACCGATATTATAGTCACCGAACATATTCACACTATTTCTTACTAATGCCGCTAGGGCTTTTGGTTTACGACCCATATCACCTTTCATGTCACCACGATTAAACTGGTCAACATCGGTTGGGGTCATCATCATTCCAAGACTATCAATAACAAATAACACTTTAGGACGGTCTTCGTCTTGTGCATCGGCATATTCTGCCTTATAGTCTTTCATAAAGTCTGAAATGATTTTAGCAACATCATCAATCATTGCTACATTCAATTTTAGTAGTTTTTCGGGTGTAGTATCTACATCAAGTGCATGTAACCACGTTTCATCTAGTGCGTTCTCACTGTCAATTAGTACTACAAAAATTCCTTGGTCTTGTGCATTTTTAACTACATTACCTGCGGCTACAAATGATTTGCCTGCACCACTTTCACCTGCAAATACTGTTACTTTACCTAATGGAATTCCTTTATGAAATTCACCACTGATAAGTTTATTTAATGTATAATTACCTGTTGATATCCAAGTATCTGGGTCTCTGAAACCCACACTCATGCCTGGAACAGATTTTGTTATGTTTTTGCGAAATTTACTCGCATCAAAGGCTCGTGCCATATAATTCTCCTTATGTGATATTTTATAAAAGTATGGGGAGATTTACTCCCCACACTCATATTGGTTCTTAGTCAGTTTTTCTACTACGAATCATTGCTAAGATATCTGCCGCATCGGCCTTTGGTGCATCAGCAGTTGTTTCTGCTGTTGCTGGTGCCGGTGTTGGCGTTGGTGTTGGTGTTTCAGCAACAGGTGTTGTTTCTGCTGGTGCAACTTCTTTAACTTCTTCTACTTTTGGAGCAGTTGGAGTTGGAGTTGCTGGTGCAGAAGTTCCTGCTGGAACATCTAACCCATAAGGTTTATAGTGCTGTCCCCAACGAGTTGGGTCATACAATTCACCATCTACAGATGCTTCAAACATCTCCATGATTACTCGCATGTCATCCTCAGTTGGACGTTTTGGCATGAACTCATTCAAGTCGAAAAGACCATGAGTTTCAATTGCTTGACGTTCTTCTTCATTTAGTGAACGTTCTTTACGTGACCAAGATGAAGTTGAATAGTCAGCATACTGACCTTTTTGTGTTTTAGTAAGACGGAAGTCTGTACCTTGTTCATAATCTGTTGGTAGATTATCCATGTCTGGGTCCATTAGAGCCGCCTTCAATAATTTGAAGATTTGTGGTCCAATGATAAATCTACGAACTGGATTTTCTGGTTGTTCACCACCGATAGGGTCACTTACAACCAAACCTTGGAAAACGTATGAACGCTTTTTCCAATATGTACGACCTAGGTCTTCCATTGCTGGGTCTTTAAACCATGGACGTATCTCTGCGTGAACTGGGCACGATTCGCCCCACATTTCAACGCAAGGTACTTGAACGATTACTCGTTTAGTTTCGTCACCGCCTTTAACACCAGGGAACGGAAGTTTGATAACTTGACGTTCTTTCCAAAAGAATGTGTTAGTGGGGTCTGAGTCTGGAAGGAATCTCAATACGGATGTATTGTCATTTTCCATATTCCAGAAAGGGAATACTGCATCTGTACCTCTATTTGAGGAAGAGTTCTCTGATGCTTTATTGTCTTGTGCGAGTAATTTCGCACGGATTTCTGCTAGTGTTGCCATTATATTTCTCCTATATTAGCCTTTATTAGTTTTCTTATTATTAGTTTTTTTATTAGTTTTTATGTATCACAAATATTTCTACTAATGATACTATTATACTTATCTTTTTTACCAAAGTCAAGCATTAAATCAGTCTTTTTGAATGTTTTTTGGAAGCATAAAAAAAGAGAGTTTTAACACTCTCTTTGATTATAGCATAGATTGACAGTGAATGTCAAGCAGAAATTTTAATTTTCTGTAAGAACTCTGTCTGGGTCGAATTTTGAGAATGCTTCTTCAAGCATTTCAGATATTTGCGTATCTGCTGATTTTGGCTCAACAGTTTCTACTGAAGCCTTTGACATCTTCATTAAAGTACCTGCTACTTGCATATCTTCTTTAGAAATGCCTCTTGGATTTGAACGAACTGCATCTGCGATATCAGTTAAGAAAAAAGAAATCTCTGCCGCTAAATCGTGACCTTTCTTTTTGCCTTTCTTGTCTAATAATGTATCTACTTGAACTCTGTCAGCAAGGTCATCAAATGTCATTGCTATCTTATTAATCTTAAGTTGTGCCGCTTCTTCTGGAGTACGTGGTTCAGCAAATTGATTTTTGATTTTTGAGTAGTCATAATTCTCAGAACTTGGTGGACCAAAACTAATTTTGTTAACTCTCTCGCCAGTCTTCTTAACTGTTTGAGTCATTATTTCTTTAACTCTATCAGTCTGTCCATCTCTACGATTTGTAAATTCTTCTTCGTTAACTTTGTGTAGTAATGGGAAAATTTCTTTTAAGTTTTCTTCAAATGTAGACTTTGTAAATTTCTTTACATATGCATCTACCATTTCTTCTGACATCTCTTGTTGTGTTTTAGCACCATTAAGAGCCAAGTCTTCTACGAAACTAGCATAACCTTTTGCACCTTGAATTCTTTGTATCTTTTCTTTGATAGCCATCACACTGCGTTTAACATTCCAAACATCAGCACGATTTGTTTCATTTACTAAATCTTGTTTGTTCACAACATTCATAAATTCTTTTAGCCTTGACAAGTTGTCAGACATTTCAATAATTGCTTCACCTACCATATCGTGTGTTTCACCACCTGATGCAACGTGTCTTGCCATTGCTCTTGCACCATTTAAGTGAATAAATGGATATTTGAAACGCTCACCTTCGCCAGTCTCAACGAAAATTGCTGAGATGTTGCGTGAACGAGAACCACGAGATTCTTCGTTTACTGGCGCACGATGTTTTAATATTAATCGCACATTTTCTAATGTTTGTCGGCTAGTGCGTGATGACCCAGACAATGGGCCCATGCCTTCATTGACGTGGTCTGTCATGGTTTGCTCCTTATTTTGTTTAACCTTATATGCATAATTCTTAGGTTCTATATGTTTTCCAAATGAACGAGTATCGAAATCTAGCATATTAGTACGTGCTAAGGATTTCAATTGATTCATCATATTATTAATTTTTGGATTATCTATGGCAACATCTTCACCAATATGAAACTTTAATTCGTTAGTGTTATCATCAATATGAACCATCATATTTGGGTCTTTAACGTAAAAAAAACGTGCCTGGTCAGGCGTTGCAACACTAGTGCCACTATTAGCATCGAACATTCTCATCTTATGCCCATTGCCCTGCATGAGTTTCATTACTTTTGTTGATATGTCGTTTAAATTTACTGCCATAGTTAGTTCCTATATTCTTTTATGTATTTATCAAAATATCACAGGAAGTGGGTCTGAGTAATCGCCATCAGAGTCATCTAATCTCTCACCAAGCATTTCTTCATATCCTTCTTCGAATCTTGATATAAACTGTATTTGTCTCACACATAATAGGGTTGCTGAAACCAAATCGTCTGTTTCTCCTGATTTTGCCTCATAACTTTTACCTTTTGCTATGAAAGTTTTTAGTTCTCGTATTAAGTTTTTACTCATAGGAATCATCTTATCACTCTCAATCCAGGATTTCATTTTCATACAGGCTGTGATTTTTGTCTTATAAGTTGTAGTGAATCCTTTTCTGGAAACTCTCTGTCTGCCTTTTTTCTTCGGCTCGTGCAAGAATGTTCCAGGAAATCTATCTTCTTCCATTTCTTCAATGACTATAAGAGCGGCTTCTCCTAATGAATTATTCTCTAATGACCAATATAAATCAGGTTGAGTATTGCCTAGTTCTGCTAATTCATCTTTAATGATAGTAAGAACTGTATGCATAGTCTGTACTTGTCCTCTCACATCTGTTCTGTTATTCTGCCATTCTGCAACTTGTGTGAGTTCTGGTAATGCCCATACTTGAATAGCGGCATTATCACCACCTGTTCCCATAGCCGGGTCTAGTCCTACTACATACGTAGACTCTTTATTAATATCTTCAAACCAACGAATTTGTCCTGTACGCAATTTTGGTTCAACACCTTTAATTCCTGACAACTTCAGACTGTTTACTAATGTTTCGTCATATGCAATAAACTGACACTCATGTTCTCGTAGAAAACGTTCTTTACCAACACGTGCTTCTTCTTCAACTGACCACTGTTTATCTCTGTCTGGATGTTGATGCCATAATGCTTTATATGGTTTAAAGCCATTTATACCTACATCTGTTTCATTTCCATAATCATCTAATTGTTTATTAGCACCTGCCCAAATGATTGCGAATTGGTCATCATCTAAGTTTGGTGTTGATGTGATAATTGCTTTACCACCTGTTGCTAGTGTCGGAGATATAGAAGTCCAAAACTCTTTTGCAATAGTTGGTCGCACAAACGCAAACTCATCTGCGTATAGTAATGAGATTGAAAGACCACGACCAGTGTTTTCAGTTGTTGCTTGAGCAATAATACGTGAGCCATTGTCGAATTCGATACTACCTTTGTTGTAATTTGTTACACCAGCACGAATAAAATCTGGACACATCTCATATGCATATCTAATTCTGTGCATAATCTCTTGGGCACCAGAATATTTGTGTG